GTATTATGAAGATTACAGTAAAACAACTTAAACAATTGATCCGTGAACAAGTAGAAGAAATGTCTGCTGGTATGCCAGAAGCACGTAGTGCTGGACGCCAAGTAGCAGTTAGGGATCCAGAAGGTCTTAAAATCGCTATGAAGGAACTTGGTATGGGCAGACGTAAATTTATTGCATTAGCCCCTGATTATGTTTTGGTTCGTGATATGGAAATCCCAGGACAATATTGGCCACTTGAATATGATGGTGAATGGGTTCAAGGCGATGGACCAGTATCAGAACAAGGTGAGTTAGTCTGAACTCAAATATCAAAAAGATAAGTAAGCCGCTTAGAAATAGGCGGCTTTTTTCTTTTATTAAATGTGGTTTACATTATAAATTATTTGTGTTAGGATGGTGCTATGACTACACCTAAGCGTTTCGTAAACCTTCACGGGCATTCAACATTCTCAAGCCGCTAAAAGCGGCTTTATTTTTATGAGCTAATAAACAGATAAATGCACTACCACACTACTTTTTCTATGTTATAGCCATATTTATATATGGAGGAAAACATGGGAAGAAAAGCAAAAACAAGAGAAAAAAACTGCGTTATATGTGACAAAGCTTATATTGATACTACAAAAAGAAATGTAGGTAAAACTTGTTCAAAACAATGTGCATATGTCTTTGGTGTTAGTCAAAGACACGCTAAAGGTTCATATGAAAGAACAGAAGAACAAAATAGAAAAATGGTAGAAGCCATGCAAAAAATAAGAGAAGCTGGCGGCTGTCAAATCTCTGATGAAAAAAAGAAATTATTAAGTGAAAGACTTAAGAAATCATGGACTTCTGGCGAACAAGCAAAAAAACAGAAAGAAACGTGTATTGAAAAATATGGCGTTGATCATCATATGAAGCTCCCAGAATTTCGTAATCTAACAAAAATAAGACATACAGGAAAAAAAATAAGTGAAGAAACAAGAAAGAAACATTCTGAACACGCAAGAAGACAAAATCATCGTTTTTCAAAATGTCGTGGTGGTATAAGAAATGATCTTAATATATATTTTCGTTCTTCATGGGAAGCGAATTATGCACGTTATTTAAATTATATAAATTTAAGTTGGGAATATGAGCCTACAACTTTTGATTTAGGAGAAGGATATACGTATACTCCGGATTTCAAATTAAATGATGGTTCATATATTGAATTGAAAGGTTGGCTTACTGAACAAGGAAAAATGAAGCTGGAACGGTTTAAAAAAATATATCCAGATGTTAAGCTTGTATTAGTCAGTCAAACAGACTATCGTTCCTTATATAAGGAATATAGAGATATAATACCAAATTGGGAGAAGGTTAGCACATGAGCAACGATAACAACTCGCACGGGATGCCAGCGGCTCCAAGGAGATTTGTGAACCTACATGGTCACAGCACCTTTCTCGCTTGGGGATGGCATTGGTATGCCTCAAGATCATATTGATTTTGCTCTTAAGAACGGTGCAGATGCACTTGCACTAACCGATCATGGTCAAATGAACGGGTTCTCGCATCAATACCTCCATGCCAAGAAACTAAAGGATAAGGGCTATAACTTTAAAGCTCTTTCTGGAGTTGAAGCCTATTTCATTCCTTCTCTTAAGGAATGGCGTAAGCTCAAGGACACCCAGGATGAAGCAAAGGCTGCTGAAAAGGAAGCAAAGCGGCTTGCAGCTAATCCGGATAGTATCGGTGATGAACTGGCTTCTGCAAAGGCAGAACTGGCAGAAATGGCTGGCGTCGTTAAGACCGATGAAGATGAAATGGGCGGGACTACAGCAGAGAACGAAGAGGATACTAAATCTAATAAGTATCGTGATCCTATTCAGCGACGTAATCACCTTGTTCTACTTCCAAAGAATACGGCTGGTCTAAAGACCCTATTCCGTCTTGTATCTAATTCTTACATCGATGGATTTTATCGTTTCCCCCGTATGGATATGGATATGCTTCGTAAGGAGGCAAATGGTAATCTAATCGCTTTGACGGCTTGCGTCGGCGGTCCTATGATGCATATCATTGCCAGCCACCAAAGCGAACCTGATTTTAATCTTTGGAAGCCCAACAATCATAACTTTGATTTGATCCAATCTGAGCTTAAGTCTTCTATTGAAGAATTCAAGGATGCTTTGGGTGAAGAGAATTTTTATCTTGAGTTGCAGTTTAATCGTCTTTGTATTGACGGTGATGCTATCATAAATACATCCTCTGGTCTTCTTACGCTTGAAGACGTTGTTAGTAGTGTATCTGATGGTAAACAGATACTGGTGCTATCTTATAATGAAGCTTCCAAAAATGTAGAATACAAAAAAGTGCTTTGGGGCAGTCTAATGTCCAAAAAAGCAAAAGTAGTGAAAATAACTCTTGCAAATGGTAAAACACTTAAGCTAACACCAGATCACAAGGTATACACTGATCAAGGTTGGGTTGAAGCTCAAGATTTGAAAAAATATGCAAATATTAAAATTCTTTCAACTTCTTGATATGCAAATCAATCGGCTTATATATATATATTTGTATGACAACTGGAATATATAAGATAACAAATTTGCAAACAAATCAAGCTTACTATGGTTCATCAAACAACGTTGAAAAACGATTAAACTCGCATAAATCTAAATTGAAAAGTGGAATTCATGATAATCAATTTTTGCAACGTTCATATGACAAGTATGGTTTAGATAATTTTTCATTTATTATAGTGGAAATTACAACCAAAGAAAATCTTCTCATAACAGAGCAAAAATATATTGATATGTATTTTGATAATGGTAAAAAATGTTTTAATTTAAATCCGTTGGCAGAAAGTTCTGCCGGTAGGATATATTCAGAAGAAACAAAAAAACGTTTTAAAGAAAAATCACCAAGAGGCACAAGTCATTGGAACTATGGAAAAAACTTATCCGAAGAAACACGAGAAAAAATATCAAAAGCAAATACAGGCAAAACTCATCCAGTTGAGACATTAAAAAAAATGTCCGAAGCTAAAATGGGAAAATCTTGGGGCAATCATTCTGAAAACACAAAACAAAAAATGTCAGACCAAAAGAATGGTAGTCTAAATCCAATGTATGGTTTATCTGGGTCTAAACACCCTAAATCCATAAAAGTTATTCAACTTGATTTAAATGATAATGAGATTATGATATTCTCTTCTTTAAAAGAAGCAGAAGCAAAAACCGGCATATCTTTTAAAGCCATTTCTTTGTGTATTAACGGTAAAACAAAAACGTCTGGTGGATATAAGTGGAAGAAAAAGTAAAATACAAATTTGTAGATGTTCTTTCTATTGAAGAAGTAGATGAAGGAATTGATGTTTACGATATTGAAGTTGAAGATAATCATAATTTTTTTGCCAATGATTTATTGGTTCATAACTGTGCCCAGCATCTAAACAACTATCATCTTATGGAGGCTGCAAAGAGAACTAATACAAAGCTCGTAGCTACGTGTGATAGTCATTATTCTAATCCAGATCATTGGCGTGAGCGTGAACTCTATAAGGCTATGGCTTGGGCTTCAAAGTCCAAGGATGGTGTTGATGCTTCTAAACTTCCCCAGCGAGTAGAAGACCTTAAGTGTGAACTATATCCAAAGAATGCTCAACAGATCTGGGAAAGCTACAAGAGCTATGCCGAAGGCTATGATTGTTATAACGATGATGTAGTTCGTGAAGCAATTGAGCTTACGTGGGATATTGCTCATAATCAGATTGGAACGGTTGATTTTGATCGTTCCGTTAAGCTTCCTGTTATTGAGAAGCTTGTTCCAAAGACCCATCTTGAAGACGCTATTGAGAAGCTTGGAGAAGGTGCAGACGAAGACGTTTTGGCTTTTGAAGAGTTGAAGCGGCTTGCAAAGATTGGTCTTAAGAACCGTAAGCGTGATAAGGATGCGGAATATATTGATCGCCTTGTATATGAGCTTGGAGTAATCAAGGAACTTAAGTTTGCAAAGTATTTCCTTACTTACGCCAAGATCATGGATATTGCTTCAAAGCAGATGATGATTGGTAATGCACGTGGTTCTGCTGGTGGCAGTCTTCTATCATATTCGCTTGGTATTACCCAGGTAGATCCAGTAAGATTTGGATTGTTGTTTGAACGTTTCTTGGTAAGGAAGAAAAAGTGTCTGGCTCCACATACTTATGTTATGACCGATGTTGGTTCAAAAATGCTTAAAGACATTGCAATTGGGGATCTGGTATTAACTCACAATAATGAATATAAGCCTGTAATGACAAAAGAATATTCTGCTCATAAAGAATTACTGGATATTGAAGCAGAAGATGGAACCGTGATTACGTGCAGTCCCAATCATCTTTGGATTGTTAGCAGAAATGGTCAGGAAGTTGAAGTAAGAGCAGATGCAATCCAAGAAACAGATGAACTTATCAAAATGCTGTAAAAATTGCGGTTCAGAATTCCTCATACCAATTCCAGAAAAAAATGGTAGCGGATCAACTGGAAATTTAAGACGTATATATTGTAATGATAAATGTAAAAATGAATTTGGCAGAAAAAAGAAAGAGGGAAAAATAGACCGTTGTTGTAAGGTATGTGAAAACGTTTTTGTTAGTTATCCATCGCAACAACGTTCTTATTGTTCAAAAAAATGTCAGAATGAAAGCAAAAAAGTCTCAATCTTTAAACGTATATGTGAATACTGCGGAAATGCATTTGAAGGCAAACCAAGTGATTTAAATGATCATTACTGTTCCAGAAAATGCTTTCACAAAGCAGGAAGAATTACAAAAATATGCATTACTTGTTCAAAACCATTTGAAATAAAAAAATCAGATAATCATTTACAACGTTGTAGTCGTGAATGTCAATATATTGATCAATCAAATGGAAAAATAAAAATCCATTTAAATGGCAGAACAGGTTATCGTAAAGATATTAATCTTCAAGATTATTTCAAAAGTGCTTTAGAGGCTGATTTTGCAAGATTTGTATTGCACATTGGATATTCATATCTATATGAAAAAAAGACCTTTATAACAGATAAGGGTGCATATACTCCGGATTTTTATATACCTGAATTTGATACGTATGTGGAACTAAAAGGAGTAGAAAAAAATAATTCTGCTTTTTCAAAAATAATGACAAAAAATCTTGATAAAGCATCAATGTTGCAACATATAAACATATTCGTCATAACTCAAAAAATGTTTATAAATGCATTAAAATATGCTAATCTTTGGTTAGCTATTCCAAATCTTGAACAAGAAATTACCGAAATAAAAAAACTAAAGAGTTAATAATCACATATGAAGATCAAAAGCATCAACAAAAGAATTCTTGATCAATCAATCCAATTGATTGATATTGGAGTTGAACAAGATCATACGTTTTTTGTTAGTGATAAGCTTGATGGAACTTATGTATTGACCCATAATTCCTTTCCGGATATTGATAGCGATTTCGGTGATCGTGAAAAGGCAGTTAAGCTTATTGGCGATTACTTCGGAACAGAGAACGTTATCTCGGTTTCTAACTTTAATCAGCTACAGCTACGCAGTTTGATTAAGGACGTTTCTCGTTTTGCTGGTCTATCATTTGATGAAGTTAATAAGTATACCGGCAAGATTGAGAATGAAGCTCTTGCAGAGGCTAAGAAGACGCCAGGATTTGATCGTGCTGGATGGGTTCTTACCTATGAAGAGGCAGAGAACAATTCGGCTTCATTCCGTGAGTTGATGGAGAAGTATCCAGAGTTTGAAAAGACTGTTAAAGTTCTATTCAAGCAGATGCGAAACGTATCTCGGCACGCTGGCGGTGTAATCATTACCAGCAATCCACGAGATAATATGCCAATCATTAAAAGCGGCGATGTTCTTCAAACTCCATGGCCAGAAGGTCTTAACGCACGCCACCTTGAAGATTTCGGGCTTCTAAAGTTTGATATCCTCGGTCTTGGAACCCTCCGAATGTTTGAGGAGTGTATCCGTAAGATCCTTCGTAAGACCATGCCAAATCGTAAGTATATTACCTTTGATATGATCAAGAAGTGGTTTGATGATAATCTTCATCCTGACAATAATGCTCTTGATGATATGAAGGTATATAAGAACGTTTATTGGGATAGCCGTTATGCTGGCATCTTCCAGTTCGTTCAGCAGAATGTTCAGAAGTTCATGGCAGAAATGAAGCCTAATAACGTAACAGATATTGCTATCGCTACTTCTATTTTCCGTCCCGGTCCTCTTGGTATCGGTGCTGACAAGCTTTATTTGAATAACCGTAAGAACCCCAAGAAGATTGCCTATAAGCACCCGCTACTGGAAGAGGTATTGGCAGATACGTCCGGTCTAATCGTCTTCCAAGAGCAGCTACAGCTAATCTATCATAAGCTTGCTGGTGTTCCTCTTGAAGATACTGATGCTGTCCGTAAGGCATTCACCAAGAAGGATCTATCTAATAAGGATAAGGCGGCGAAGGAACGTGAAGCAATGCGTGAGGATTTTGCGGATCGTTGTCTTGCTACCAATAATATCGCCAAGGAAATCAGCTATAGCATCTTTGATGAAATGGAAAAGTTCGTAGCTTATTCGTTCAATAAGAGCCATGCTGTTGCCTACGCTATTACTTCATATCAATGTGCATGGTTCCTAACTTATTATCCAGAGGAATGGATTACCACCTACATTGATTACTGCGCTACCGAGAAGGGTCGTCAAGCTGGCAAGGAAGATCCAAAGGCTATTGCTCTATCAGAAGCCAAGGCGCTTGGATTTACGATTGGTAAGCCCGATGTAAATCTATCTGAAAAGGAATATACGATCCGTGATGGTAAGCTTATTCCATCCTTCGCCTCTCTTAAACACGTAGGTATGACAGTTTTGTCAGAGATCAACGAATGTCGTCCCTATAACACCCTCGAGGATTTGTTGTTTAATCCTAATGACACGTGGCGTCATTCCAAGTTTAATAAGCGTGCATTGTCTACTCTAATCAAGCTTGAAGCTTTTGAAAGCATGGGATTGGTAGGCGAGGATAAGACGTTTAAGAACTATCGTCAGCTTCATCATGTTCTTGTAGATAAGGGAGATGATTTGAAGCGTGCGGTCAACAAGAAGAAGAAGACCCACAAGGAGGAACTTGTTCGTATTATTGCAGAGGCACAGGAGCTACCAGACTGGGATCTTAAGGATAAGATTGAGTTTAGTCGGGCTCTATCTGGAACGGTAGATATTGATCTTATCGTTACTCCAGAGATTGCAGAGTATTTCCGAACGAGCGGCATTACTTCTATTGATGATTGGCAAGACGACGAGCAATGGGTCTGGTGCATTGTTAAAAACGCCCGAGAAGCGAAGACCAAGACCGGTAAGGCGTATATGCGAATGAAGATTTATGGGGCATCCTGCACGGATATGGAAGTGTTTGTTTGGAACTTCAAGCCAGGCAAGGATAAGGTTATTCCGGAGAACAGTCTTATCCTTGGAAGGTTCAAGAAGAGCGATTTTGGGTTGTCCAGTTTCTTCGGAACATTGGAGATTATTAGCAAATGACTTTATACCGTTGCGCTTATCAGAGTGAAAGTAACACAAGGGGCGTATTAATGCACCGTGTTCAAAAGGATCCGGAAGGTAAATGGGTAAGAGCAGCGGGCGTTGATACTATCGGAAAACTCATATATAATGAGGTTGTTCTTAAGTTAGAAGTTGCCCGCCTAACAAGTCCATTTATATCAATTAATTGGGATGAAAGAAGAACTTCTGAATATCACATATGTCTTTATCATGATTATACGGTAGCAATATCTGATGAAAAATGGAGCAAATTTTTTGTCCCTATAGAAACAAAAACAGAACAATAACAAAGAATTAAGGCTGGGAGGGTAATCTTCCCAGCCTTATCTAATTAAGATTACATTATTGAGAAGGTATATCGGCAATGAAACTAACAGATGAATTAAAAGCCCTTTTAGATGGCGAAGTTAAGAGAGCAGTCAAAGACACCCTTGATGCCAAAGGGCTATCTCAGGAAAAGCCTAAAAAGCTTATAGAGGCTTCTAAACCTTCCAAGGTAGAGATGCTTACACGTGCAGCTCGTGCAGCCGTGACGACGCTTAAAGAAGGTTTTGTGCTTATTCCAAAAGCTCATCTTATTAAGACTGAAGGTTTATCGGATGCAACAAAAGCTGCACATGACAAACTTTATAAGGGTTATGTAGAAGCTTTTAATAAAGTAACAACAGGACTATTGGCAGCAGATCGAGGCGATGTTAAAAGTGCTGCAAGTTCATATCGTTCTCTTAAAACTGATGAAATTTATAACTTCAATGGAGTAAAGTTTCATGAACTTTATTTCTCAAATATATCTGATGTTGATAGCGAGATCCGAGTTGATAGTATTCCATATATGAAGTTGTCACGTGATTGGGGAACCTTTGAAGCATGGCAAGAAGACTTTATGGCAGCTTGTATGGCATCCCGTAATGGCTGGGGCATGGTAGTATATGAACCATATCGTAGCGTTTTCATGAACATTACGGTTGATAGTCATAATGTTAATATTCCTCTTGGTTGTGTTCCAGTCATTGTTATGGATATGTGGGAACACGCTTATTTTAAAGATTATGGATTAGATAAGAGAGCTTATCTTTTTGCAATGATGAAAGAATTAAACTGGGACGTGATTGAAGCTCGTATGTCAATATGCGAAAGATCAAATCTTGATGTTCTTTATAAGATTGAACCGCTTACAAATCCAAGACCAGATCAAATGTTGAATGCAGCGGCTCAAAATGCAACTACCGTTCCAATTCAAAACATTCAACCACCAGCCGGAACTCCAAAACCAATCACAACAGGTCTTGGTAATCAAGCAAACGCTCCACTTAATCCAGCTACTCCACCATCACCATCTATAGGTTGATATGAAAAAACTAATAAAAAACTCATTAATGGTTCGCCAATCTGGCAAGCTTGGATATACCACAAGATCCAATCGCCCCGTAATGGTTCCTGCTGGAACTATCTATGAACACGTTCGTATCATTGATCGTGACAATTCATATGTTCGTATTAATAACGTTGTTTATGTTGCCAGAAATAAAGATGTTTTATTGAAAGAACAAACGGTTCAATCTCAATATCCACAACAAATGGCAGATTTTGCTCCAGTCCCACAAAAAAATGTTTCTCTTGATCAAGTAATAGACAAATATATCGTAAGATATGAGAGAGAAAGCATTCCACAAACTGGAATGCCCGGACCTGGACCAACCTCTGCTGCAACAACTCCTCCAGAAACTCTTGCAGCTCAACCAACTCCTTCATCTCTTGAAGAACGCCAACTACGTAGCTTAACCTCTATCTTGTTTGAACAAGATGCCCCAGCAGAGGAACCTCCAGCCGACGAACCTCCACCAGATGAAGGTGATGCTGGCGGTGGCGATACAGGTGGAGGCGACGGTGGTCCCGCACCAGAAGGACCACCAGTAGTTAATACACCAAAGATTAATCTTAATGATTTTACTCGTAGCGTTGCTCGCCTTATCAACAACTACGATGCTCTATTAAATCCACGTTCCATCATTCTTAATCGTGTTGAAGAATATGTTAGAAGCAATTACGATGAAAGAACTGCAAAAATGTTTGTTCAGATTATGGAACGCAATTATGGATTACATCCTACAAATACGGAGTATACTGGACAATCAGGAGGCGGCGAATTCCCAACACCATATTCCTTCAACGCAGGTGGAGAAGGTGGACAGCTTGGTGGAGGTGGCGGCGAGTGATCAATGAAAAGAGGACCAGGTAGACCAAAGAAAATTCTTCCTAAAGAGATGTTAGAACTTAAGTTCTCTAAAGAAGAAATGTTAATGTTTAAAAAAACATTATTTGAACATGGTTTAACATCACATCAATTCATGGGATATCTAATGCAACAAATATCCATTAATGATCAAAGATTAGTAGAGTTGCTTAATGAAGCAACGCAATACAAGAAACAAAGAATATTGGAGGGCAAAGAAGAACACGTAGATGCAGAAACTCTATATCGCATGATAGAAGAAGAAAACCAAAAACTTCAGAAGTGAGGAACATATGAAATTCTTAAAGAGATTATTTGATGTTGTTTCTGAGAAGCCAGAAACAAAGGTTGTTACTGTAGCAGTTAGTTCCGTAGAGTTAAATGATAGACTGAAGGAGTTTGATAATCAAGCATTACAAAGCCAAGTCAAAACATTAGAAAAAGTAGTTACATTTCTTGCCCAAAAAATAGAGGTTCAATCTGAAGTTATACGTCGTCAATCTGATGCCATTAAAGATATCCACACAACAATAGAAGAAATCGCCAGCGTATTTGAAGCCGTTCAAAAAGTTACCACAATGAATGTTCCTCCTCCTCAAAATGATGAAGATGACGAGGATGATGAAGCCGCCGGTTCAAAAAAATACATAAACTAATATGGAAACACCCAATACAAATAATATAGTTAAAAGCTTTTTTGTAAATAACTGGCTAACGTTACTTATAATCATTTTAGTAGCATTAGCCGGTTATTATGGTTTTAAACGTGTATCAGAACTAAATCAACAAAGCTCTGATATGAATGCCATGCTTGATGATCAAAGAACTTCCATAGAACAAAATCATCAAACAATCAATGCATTAAATAAATCTATATCAGATGAACGTGATGCACGTGTAGCTTTACAACGTGATTATGATAATCGTTTAGAAGGAATAAGAGCTGATTTGCAAATTCAGCTTGATCGTATACGTAGAACACGTACAGAACGATCAACCGAACTTGCAAACAATCCTTCAGATTTGGTTAACCAATATAATAGCACCTTTGGATTTGGTAGAACGGCGAGCACTACACCATGATCATTAAAAGATTAATAGCTTTCATTCTATTAGCTTCTATTATAAGCGGCTGCATATCTCAAGGCACCCCAGGAGGCTCTACAACCGCTATAGAAGAACATGGCTTCCCAGACTTGCCTCCTATCGCTATAGCTCCCGTAGAAGCCGTTGAGGTGCCAGCCGTAGAGCCTAATCCCAATCCAACTCCAACTCCATTGCAACTAACTCTAAATCAAGAGTTTAGAGCACCATATCCAGGTATTTTCTTTTCTAACGATCAAGCGGCTTACGTAATCGCTGAATTAGAAGCTTATCAGGATCGTGTAGCCACAACAATGAATAGTGTTAGAAGAACATTTCAAGCTCGTCTCGATAGAGAAATAGAAGATTTAAGAATTCAAATAAACGGTGATAGAACAAGGTTTAGAATTGCAATTGAAGCACGGGATGCCGAGATTAATAGATTACTTAGATTAAATGAAAGATTTGTTAATCGTGGTTCAGAATTTCCATGGGAAGCTGTATTGACTGGTGCTGGTGGTTTACTTATTGGCGTTGTTGGTGGTTTTATTATGGGATTTCTTGCAGTGAATTAATACTTAATAGGCAAAGGTTAATATGAAAGTTCCTCTTTTTAAACAATCTGACGGTCGTCCATCGGCGTCATTTACAATGATGATTATAGCATTTACCGTAGTAACTCTATGGCTTCTTGTCTCTATTGTAGAAGAAGCATTTGGAATTCAAATCAGAGAATTCTCTGGTGCAGAAGCTATGAGCTACCTTACACCAATTTGTGCATTATACTTTGGACGTAGACAAGTCACAGATAAGATTAATTCTACATCAACTGAAGCTTCTTCTAATGAGTAGAAACTACTTTCCAGCCTTTAGTGCTTTTCTTTTTACCAACAATAACCATCCACATACAGCCTTGATTTAAATTATGCTGTAAGCAAAATTGTTTTAAGTTTGTAATAGGTCCATATATTATTCCATTTGGGTCAGAAACAGTAACATCATAAGTTTTCTGTTTGGATTTAGACAGAATTTGTTTTGTCTCTTTTTTGTGCTTTTTTCCTTTAAAAGAACCTGGAAGTTGTAGACGTTTTTTAGTTTCTATTTGTTTGTCAACTTGTTCTTTTGGTTTACGAACTCCAAGATGCATTGCTCTACCTTTAGCCAAATTTTTTTCTATTTCCTCTTTATTTTCTTCATATAATTTTTTTGCTATTG